CCTATACTTCACCAAATTCACCAGAACAAATTCAAGAACCACAAGCTGGTGGTGATGAATATGGTACGGGTATAATTTCGAAACCCGCTTCTGCAGTGGCGAAAATGATGGGTGTTTTGTCAGAAATTCCTGTAATTAAGCCATTCGCACGGCCAAGTGAATTGGTGGCCAGTACTATTGGTCGTGTTGCCCATGTATTTGGGTATTCACGTCCTGCTATCATTTCTGATATTCACAGATTTAAGAATAAAGGAACTGGTAACTTGGCAAATACTGATGCACATGAAGCCGTTGTGAAATTGACCTTAGACAGTAAGCAAGAGCTGTCCGTTGATCCACGAACAGTTGGTCTTTCCGATGTGGACGAAATGTCTTTTGATTATATTAAAATGAAGGAGGCATATTTGTCCACAATTAATTGGGATGAATCCGACAATTCTGGATCCGAACTAGCTAGACTTTCTGTAGGACCTGACCAACATAATGTTGGAACTTTGGGGAGTTTGGACGCGTACGTCGTTGCGCCTATGTATGCTATTGCTATTCCATTTAAATTCTGGCGCGGAACTATCAAATTCCGTTTTCAGATTGTGGCGTCGCAATTGCATCGTGGGCGTTTACGATTTTCGTATGATCCTTACTTGTTCCCCACCACTGCTGACCCAGACGAGAATGCTGTTTATTCACGCATTATCGATCTTTCCACTAATCGTGATTTCGAAATGGAAATATCTTGGAATCACGCTCGCAGTTGGTTAAAAGTTGGAGACCGTCTTGACAACGGTGCTTCTGGTTCTTTTGGTCACCCCGCTGGCACGAATGGAATCGCATTCTATGAACATAATGGAATGATTCGTGTTTCAGTAGTGAACGAGCTTACTTCACCAGACCCTGCATTGGGTCAGCCCGTTTACATTAATTGTTTCGCTTCGGCGGGAGAGGATTTTGAGGTGGCCTCACCCAATGACGAAGTTTTGAATCAATTGGAATTTGAGCCGCAAGGGGGCGGAATGGAGCCCCAAGCGGACGGTGAAGAATTGATCGAAGAAGCTGACAATATTCCGGAAACTCCGCAGGATATTACCCCAATCGGGTCACCCGAGGGTCCTGCAAATCCGAACAGTCATGTTTTCTTCGGAGAACGTTTCGCGTCGATTCGCGCGTTACTTAAGCGATATTGTTATCACCAAATTTTGGCAGAAGCTGGAGGATATTCATCATTCTTTTGGATTGAATCGAATTTCCCAGTTGAACCGGGTCAGTCAGTGTCTCCCCGTCATACGACGGCGGCAGGCGCGACGCCGGCTTCGACTGCATACAATTTTACTCCTATGACCTATTTGAATTATTTCACACCCATGTTTACAGCGTGGCGTGGAGGTCTTCGGAGCAAATATGTTGCCAGTTCACCTGCTGGTTGTGGAAAGTTATACGTTCGCCGAACGAACGTGGTTTCTCAGGCTCTTTGCACTACCGAAGCTGCTGGAGGTACTGGAGCGAACGAGTCCATTGCCAATGATGCCCATCTGGGCATTATGGGTATTGGATATGGTTCAGATCTAGTTACTCCACCAACTGACGGAGCGCTTGAAGTCGAGTTTCCTTTCTACTCAAACAAGCGGTTCGCACCAGCAAGATCATTTCTTGATGGTAGCGATCTCGCAGACGACGGTGATGATAATTGGCGAGGCCAGAACTTTGGCCATGTTGGCTACGCAATGTTCCAGACGAATTCTCAAATGGACAACGCTGGCCAATATGTCACACGCTTTGTCGCGGCAGCGGATGATTTTTCGCTTTTTATGTTCGTTGGTGCTCCACCAATGATCAGACGAACGAAACCATTCGCAACTACTGGGCTTACAAAGCCCATCGTCTAATTAGACGACTGGCGCACCCCATGGGAGGTGCGGGCAATACCATGCTTACATTCCCATGTTAGTTATCCGGCACCCGGATATACGGCACAATAGTGTCGTGAAGGGGGCAACCAACTTAACTCTACATACCTGAGTTTTGTC